AATTAATAAACATCTTATAACCATCTACATCGGATATACCATAATTATGTAATACTAAGTTATCCTGATTTAGTAATTCTAATTTCTTAAATGAAAAGTTAGCAGGTTCAAAACAGTGTATTATATCAAAATCTGAGAATAAGTGATTACTTTCTCCTGTGCCTGCTCCAATATTTAATCCTATTTTCATAACTAATTATAATATACGAATTAATTTCTATGAGTCATACCTTTAGGAGCAGGTTTTTTATACCATGGTAAACCTTCTCTTCCTTTTCTTATTTCATTCCATGTCTCATAATCATATTTAATACCGTTTAAATAATATTCTTTTTTTCTTTGTTTTTCATTTACTAATGCTGGTTCTTCAATACTATGAAGTTTATTCATTCCATTAGCTTCTAAACATAACATAACAGTAATAGACCCATCTTCTTCTTTCTTACGATATTTTTTATTTTTAATATTTTCGTTTAAATTAACTCCTTTCATTTATTAATTTTTTTTAGTTCTTTTTCCATTCCTTCTTTAACATAACCATCATTTCTTTTATTATATATTTCTCCTTCTAAATATGCTTTTCTTTCTTTTTTATTCATTTTATCCTGAAATTTTATAAATGATTTATCTTTATCATTAGTTAAACCTCCTACAGTATAAATTTTATCATCTTCTTCAGACCAAGGTCCCTGTTTATCTACATGGTCTAAAAAATCATTTATTTCTTTTTGATCTTCTAATATTTGTTCTGCTACTAATGTACCATGAGCTCCTGACACTGAAATACCCCTAGCAGATAATGCATCACCCACAAAGTGTACATTTGGA